CTATTACCAACAGAACCAGCAAAGCGACACACAGTACCGTTAGGAATAGTGGACCCTGTACTATTACGGATACGGTAGTGGATTTCTTGACCAATCTGCATAACCACATCACCACCATTAAGCCCAAGGCTCAGGGTCTTGTCTGTGGTATCCCAAGTGAGTTGGCCCTCAGTAGGGGCTGCAACCACATTGGTAGTGTCAAAGGAGATGTAGTCAACAGACTTAAAGAACTCTTCACGAGTAATCTTCTTTGTGGTAGCTGTAGAGGTATCTACGATAGGGATTACATCATTCTGTGCAGCATCAGCCCCGGTGAGTGAAGTCAGTGCGCTAATCTTTGTATCAGCCATTAGGTACAACCTCCGGGTTTACTTCTTCACTTGCTTGTTGCAATCTTTGCTCATAAGCATCTTTGTCAAAATCAAGCTCTGCGATGTTCATCAGGTTATCAACAAGTTCAGGGTGGTCTTTGACTTCGATGCCAGCACCATTAAGGTTACGCAGGAAGGAAGCGATTTCACGAAGGTCGTGAGGTGCAACATCACCAGCCACAAGCTTAGGCATAGTCTCCCAAGGAAGTCCATTGAGTTGCCACAAACGCTCTACTAGTTGCTTATTGAGAACATCCACGATATTGTTGATGTAACTCTCTAGGCTACGAAGGAACAGGTCAGTCTTGGTCTTGGAGAGTGCATAGGAACCACCACTAGACCCTAGCATCAGGAACTCAGCCATAAGGCTACGAGCAATATCGTGTTGGTAACGCTTGACTACTGGATCAATATCAATCGACCTAGAGCCGTTAGCGGTAATGAGTTCAATGTCCATAAGACGCTGGTTAGTAGGTTTACCATCTGCATCCACATAAAGGTCAGAGGGAAGAAGTGCATAACCTTGATCATTGTTCTTCAGATCACGAAGGATACGCTCAAACTGACCACGAAGAGCCATCTGATCACTTGTGGCATCTGAACTCAGATACTCCGCAGGCATACGGCCAATAGGCACTCCATGTAGCTCTCGCTCAATAGCCACGGCTTCATAATTCTGAATCTTGTTGAGATAAGTATAGCTGACATAGGCGTTCCTAAGAACTGAGCGACCAGAGGGGTCATTGTTCAAGCTTGTAGTTCTGTAGTAAACAGATTTCTCAACGGGGATCATTACGGAGCGTTTGCCCCAAGTGGCCTCTTGCCACATACCAAGAACTTCCCCTGTATCTTGGTCAACCTGAAAGCTCTCAACAGTCCAAGGTGCTCGGATAGCAATCTTCTTGATACCGATACGACCATCATTGAACTTGGAGTTCTTCTTAGGGCTACGGAAGTCACCTTCACGACGCTTATAGATAACTTCGAACCACCCAAAGCCATAAGTCAGGTACGACAAAGCTTCTGAGATGTGGTCATCAAGACTTTCATCCATGTCATCAAGGACAGACTTAAGGAACTCAACTTCACGCTTAGCTTCTTCGCTGTCGTTAGCTGGTTTAATCTTGATTTCAACATCACGAAGGGTTTGTTCAACTGCATACATGATGGAACCAATGATGGCATTCCCGTCACGCATCTCTTTGTACTTTTGGATACCACGTTTACCCTTGAGGTCTTGTTGAAACTCATCTGCGCGAATATCGCCAGTATAAGTGTTACGACCGGAGACCCCAAGCGTCATTTTAGCAGATGTTTCGCTAAGTTTATTCATAACGATTGCCTTTTGACATATTTATATCAGCAGGCAATACCTGCAAATTCCAAGGAACATGCAAACCACAAACATTTTTACCCTGCAATGGCACAATGTGATCTACATGATATTTTTGACCAGCAGTAATCTCACAGTCTCGTGCAAGATCGTATAAAAATTTGATCTGCGCGTGTTGGTCATCTGTAAGCCAGTTTGGGCAAGATTTACCAATAACACCACGACGCTTAGAAGCAGCAACCCTCATAGATTTTCTATGCTTATCTGGGTTGTTTTTAGCATAAGCTTTATTCTTATCTAGAATCTTTTCTCTGTTTGCAGAGTAGTAAGCCTGCCCTCTACTTTGCTCGTAAGCTTTAACCCAATCTTGGTTATCACTTTTCCAGATTTTGTTTCTATCAATAAACTTGTCAGGGTTTTGCTGATAGTCTTGCCTCTTCTTGTGGCAAGCACATTCTTTACAACTTGAGCAATGACCGTCTTTAGCTGAAGTGTTTTTATGAAACTGATCAAGAGAAAACTCTTTAAGACAAATCTTACAAGTCTTTGTGGTAATCTCTTGATTAAGTTCCATCAGGTTTACTCTTCTGTAGTTTCTGTGACGGCTGTTAAACCCATCGCCGCCAACGCCGCCACCCCATCCATCCCGCCGATAGCCGTCAACGCCCCCGGCACCGCCGCCACCGGCTCCAGCGAGAACACTAGCGCCGCCTGAGCGCGTTCAGCAGCCACCATGTCGATTATCTCGTCAACGTCCCATGCGGGCCTGACGAGGGGCTGTGACGCGCCCTGCACCCATTCGTCGCGGGCTTCCCAGCTTGCGGCTGCGTAGAGGTTGCCGTCAGCGTCCTGCCAGTTGAGGCCGGTGTAGGTTTCGCCGTCTGCGGGGGAGAAGGCGAGGCACATGGCAAGCTGGTTGCTGTCCGCGACAAGTGCTTCGGGGGCTGCGGCTGTTATTCTCATAGCGTAACCCCTGTCTTTCCCGCGACCCAAGTCTCGGTGTTCGTGATTGCGGTGGTGTCTAGGTTGGCCCCGAAGCGGGTGATAAGGCTGTAGATTTGGCCGTTGAAGGGTGCCGTCGTGCCGCCACGGCGTCCAATATACAGTGGATATGCAAGATAATTACCAGTGCCTTGGTCGGAGGCGTCTGTGGAAATCAAAGTGCCGTTGCGCCGAATTGACACACTGTCTGCAGAGACTTCGGAGGCCCCGCTCAATACCGCCGTATTGGGGGCCGCAAAACTCGCACCGCTGGTAGCGGCGGCAAAAATGGTTCCCGTCGAAGCAAAACGGTAAGTCGCCGAAGCCCCGGCAGGTGCGCCCATTCCGATAGTCCCAGAGGCCCCAAGAATGCCAAGCTCAACCAAGGCCCCTAGAGCTGCATCCGACAACTTCCGCACCCCCGTAAACACCTGCGCGCGGTCAATCCCCGGCGTGATCGTGCCGGTGAGCATGAAGTCGTCAACCCCGTCGAAGCTGAGATACGACAGCGACTGCACCCCGGCTTCGGTCACGTCGAATTGCGTGGTAACTTTCTGGTAGGCGGTGGCGGTGGATCCGAGTTCGAGTTGAGCGCCCCAGATGAGGATGCCGGATGTGCCGTCGCCAAGGTATGACGACACCCCGTTTCCAGTGGATGGTGAGATAATCAGTTGCGATATACCGCCAGCCAGCGTGCGCTTCACGGAACAACGATACCAGCCATCACCGACTGAAGTTATAACTGCTGTGCTGCCTGCGGCATTTGTGCCAACGGACCCATTCACGAGGTCAAAATAGGTGAGCTGAGTTACCGCGTCAGCGTAGAACGCAAAAGCCAGCCAGCCCCTAGTATCAGCCTTGGCATACACCGAAAGGGTGTAATCACCGGTGAAACTAAAAGTCGCGCTATCGACCCTGTGCCAAGCGTTGGCGGTATTTTCCACAGCCCTTTGGGCAGTAGTGGCTCCGGTTGGGGCTACTGCCGCGTTTGCAGTTATCGTCACGGCTGTATTAGCCCACGGCCTCGTTGAACCAGCCGTTGCCGTGTTGCGGAAATCTTCACTCCACGTCAGCAAATTCCGCCGCCCACCCAGTGGCACCACACCGAACGTCGGTCGGGATGCGGCTGTGGCTTGGGTGGCGTGGTTGCCGGTCATAGTGGATGGCCAGTCAGAGGTGATGCGCTGGTATGCAGAAGCGGTGGAGCCGAGTTCGAGTTGAGCGCCCCAGATGAGGATGCCGGAGCCAGTTACACCGGTGTAAGAAAAAGTTCCGTCTGCGGTAGCAATTCCAACATCAAAATTTGGGTTTGCGGATACAGTAGTTTTAGATACGGAACAGCGATACCATCCTGAACCCGCTGGTGTTTCCGCTATGGAAGCAGTAATTCCAGCGCCGACCGTCCCCACGGCGCCCGTTGCTAGGTTGAACCAAGTCTGGCGGTCAATAATATCGCCAAAGTTCAGATACGCCCAGCTTCTTTCTGCCGCCTTCATGTAGCAAGTGAATGTATAGGTCGTGCTATTCAAGCCAAAAACTTGATAGGACCTGTGCTTCCCGCTTCCAGAAGTTTCAGATATTTTTTGAGCCGTTGACGTTCCGTCAGGGGCGAGTGTTGAGGTAGCCGCAACCGTTGCGTTAGTGTACGTCCACGGCCTAGTCTCACCAGCCGCTGCGGTATCTCGGAAGTCCT